TGATGTTCTAATTTGGTATAGTAAATCTTCTTCATATTATTTTTGTCCTCAGTTTATTCCTTATACTGGCAAACAGAAAGCACATCCTTATTCCAAAAATAGAGAGGAAAAAGTGCTAGGGGAAAACATCTGGAAGATTGGTGGAATGATATTAATAGTTTTGGAGGATCAACCAATCACCCAGAAAGAAGGGAATGGGGATATCCAACACAAAAACCAGAAGCTTTAATGCAGAGAGTAGTAGATACTTGGACTAAAGAAAACGATCTGGTAGGAGATTTCTTTATGGGAAGCGGAAGTTTTCTTTCTGTAGCCCATAAAAATAATAGAAAGATCGTAGGATGTGATATTTCTAAAACAGCTTATGAAATGACTGTAAAAAGACTAGGAGAATAAAATGAGTGATTTGGTAATAATAATAATAATAATTTATATTAGTGGTATTTTAATTTGGGCAACTTTATCAGCTCTCTTCGAAGATGGGGAAACGGATATTACAAGTGCAGCATTATCTCCTCTATGGCCTTTTATTTTGCCCATTGCCATACTAGCAATGATCATTTTTATACCAGTCATAATTGTGGAGAAATATAGAGGGAGAATAAAATGAAAACACATGAATATAAAGTAACCGTACTTCATTGGGATTCTGATGACACCAAACACTATCAGGATGTCACTTGTATAAATAAGTGTAAGATAGTTAATTGGGATGTATGGGCAAAAAAGTATGTTGAAGATAATAATTTGGCAGGTGTAGTTATTATAAATATCCAATATTTAGGAATGAGAGCGAGGATAATCAAGGAAAAAGACTGGAAATAATCCATAAATATCCCCATAATCCCATCTGTGTGACTATATACGAAATGTATGGTATAATAATATTATACGTTAAAGGAGAAACACATGGAAACAGAATTAACTGCCAACGAGAAGAAATCTGCTGGTGTTCAGGCGAGATGGGATAGAGATAAACAAATAGAAGGTAGATTGGATAAAAATGATGATCGGGATAGGATGTCAAAAAAATTCAATTATACATGTTTTGACAAACTCCACTTATTTGAAAAACAGAAACAATTTATTGTTGTTTTTATGGATGCCCCTCATTTTGGGAGAAAAGAGAATATACAAAAGGCATACCGAGAAGTGTATAATCCTTCTACCGATAATAGTTGCCGATCAAATTCTTCTGCAATGTTGGCAAAATCTAAAATCAAAGAGGGGATACTGGCTTACCAGAAGTATAGTCTGTTGAATCACAAGATCGAGGTAACATCGGAATCTATTGAGAACCTAAGAAGGATGGCAAATTATTCTGTAACTACTTTTTATCGTAGTAATGGCGATCCTAAAGGACTGGATGAGATCGATGCGGAGTGGTTAATTTGCATTGACTCTATTGAAGTTGATTATAAAGTAGGAAAGGATTTTGAGAAACGAATTCCTAAATATAAATTGTGTGACAGAAAAAAGGCAATGGATTCATTGCAAAAACTATTGGGTGTGAGTCAGGAGATGGAGAAGATCGAAGTATCGGTTCCAACTGGTGGGAAGAATATTATTGATAGTGTTGGAGAGAATAATAGTCAGCCAAGGATAGTATTGAATATGTCTGTTGGGAACCCTTTTAAGGAGGAATAATGTGGGAAAAAAATTAACGACAGATATATGCATTCAACGAGCAAAAGCAATACATGGGGATGCATACAGATATGATAAGGTGGAATATTTAGGCAAAGATAAAAATATTTTGATATATTGCAATACCCATAAGGAATATTTTTTACAAACACCTCATAATCATTGGGCAGGAAAGGGCTGTTCTAAATGTGGGCGAGAAAAACTTTCTAAAAAACTATCCTCTAATACAGCAGAATTTATTGAAAAAGCTAAAATAATTCATGGGGAGATATACTCATATTCAAAAACAGAATATAAAAATAATAATATAAAATTAGAAATATATTGTAATATTCACAAGGAACATTTTTCACAAACACCAGCATCACATCTTAATGGAAATGGATGTCCAAAATGTGGTTTTGAAAAAATAAGATCAGATAAGCTACTTAGTCAAGAAGAATTCATGATTAAAGCTAAAACTTTAAATGGAAGTTCTTTAGATTACACAAATACCATATATAAAAATATGATAACTCCAATCGAAGTACATTGCCCTACACATGGTATTTTTTCACAGTTGCCTTTAAATCACCTTAGACGTAAAGGCTGTCCTTTATGTAATATAGAAGCTAAACATTTTGATAGTAGAAATAATACTGAAAGTTTTATAGGAGTATCTTCGGAAATACATAATAACAAGTATGATTACTCTTTAACAAATTATGAGTTTTCAAATAAAAAAGTTAAAATCATCTGCCCTATACATGGGATGTTTGAACAGACCCCCACAGACCATTTGGCTGGAAAAGGTTGTAAAAAATGCGGATTTGAAAAAGTATGGGATAGCAGAGGAAGAACTACTACAGAAGAGTTTATTGCAAAGGCAAAAAAAGTCCATAAGAATACTTATGACTATTCCGTATCAAAGTATGTAAAAAGTAATCACAAGATTAAAATTATATGTAGAAAGCATGGTTTATTTGAGCAGACACCAAATAAACATCTTTGTGGTAGTGGTTGTCCAGAGTGCGCTAGAGAAAATAGATCTGGAAAAAATAGCCCACGATATAAAGATGGTAAATCTGATATTCGACGTAAAGAGAGAAAAACACCAGAAAATGAAAAATGGGCAAAAGATGTGAAAAAACAAAAAACATCTTGTGATTGTTGTGAGGATGTCTTTGACAAAATTACTATATCTCACGCACATCATTTAAATTCGTGGGCAGATTATCCAAAAGAAAGATATGATTTGAATAATGGCGTAGCAATATGTGGTGTTTGTCATTGGGAATTTCACGGAAAGTATGGACATGGAGAAAATACAATGGGACAGTATTATCAATTCAAACAGATAAAACAAATGGAGAATATCTATGGCTAAAAAAGATATGGCAAAAATAAATAATAATAAACCAGTAAAATTTGAGTTTAATTTATCAAAGAAACAATATTTTGCTTATTCTGTAGATGCAAATGAGATATTTTTCGGTGGTTGATTTCGGGCTACCTTTCACAGTAATGTGTCAAAATAAAAACCCTTTAACTGCTGGAACATCCTTATAGGACAATCAGCATCCAAGCCTCTTTTAGAGGAAGGTTCAGAGATCAGTCATTGTGACGTACACTACAAACTACTGGTAGTGGAAACGGGGGTCTCCCATTTTGGGATGAAGATATGATCCAAACTTCTATGGTAACATAGAGCAGTTCGTAATAGAACGGGTAAGAATTGGTGCTTCTTATTGAATATAATTATCGAAAGGTAGTGGAAAAAGTCATCTTATTAGATATGCTTCTATCCTATACAGTTTAGCTGTACCGGGATTACAGACATATCTCTTCAGAAGAACATCAAAGCAGGTACGGAGCAACCATTTATTTGGGTCCACTGGCTACATGAATGTATTGAAACCATTCATAGATGCTGGAAAAGTGGATATAAATCAATCAGATAATAGAATTGATTTTTTCCATAAAGATGCTGAAGGAAATAGTTTACCAACAAGTTCAATATTTCTATGCCATTGTCAACATGAATCTGATGTTGAGGTTTATCGTGGTTGTGAGATCCATTTCTTAATAATGGATGAATTGACACATTTTACATCTTATCAGTATAAAACATTGAGAAGTTGTGTGAGATTAGGTTTACAAATAGATTATAAAAAAGCACAAGAGATTTTGACTTTTTATGATAGTGAGGGATCAGTAACTGGAAAAGCCAATGCAGGTTTTTTTCCAAAAATTCTATGTGCTTCAAACCCCGGAAATGTTGGGCATCAGTGGGTAAAATCAACTTGGATTGATCCCATCCCTCCTAATGTGGTAGTTCAGATGGAAGACTCGGAAGGAGGCGGCCGCAGGATTTTCATACCAGCCCTTTTAGAAGACAACGTTCATCTCTTACATATTGACCCCTCTTACAAAGCTAAACTAATAGGAGTAGGAGGAGACGCTGCAAAAGCAATGTTGGACGGAAATTGGGAAATAGCTTCCGGGAGTGCAATTGCGGATGTCTGGGATAAAAGGTACAATGTAATAGCTCCATTTGATATACCCCATGACTGGACAATAGACAGAGGATTTGACTGGGGATCAGCTAAGCCATTTGCCGTAGTATATTTTGCTGAAGCAACAGGCACATCAGCAACACTCCATAATGGAAAAACATTCACTCCTGTAGAAGGAACTGTTTTTGCTATTGGAGAAATATATGGGAATGATCCAAAAGATTCTGACCCAGATACAGGTTGTAAAGCATCGGCTAGAGAAATTGGGGCAAAAATAAAACAATATGAGGGATCTGTGGAATGGGGGCATAGAGTTGTATCAGGACCGGGAGATGGTCAGATCTTTGAAGATAACAGATCTGGTACAGATGAATGTATAAATGATAATCTTCTAAAAGGTTATAATTCTTATGAAATAGAAGGGGGACATGCATCTTATATTAATCAGTATACGGAAGAATTATTTACAAGAGCAGATAAATCGCCCGGATCTCGTAAGAAAGGATTAGAACTTTTACGTTCTTATTTACTGGATGCCCATGAGAAAGTAGATTCAAAAACAGGAGATAGTATGCCCCCAGAAGAAGCAGGTATGATTTTTTTCACGAATTGTAAGAATGCTATTAGAACACTTCCCACTATCCCACGAAGTGAACGTGACCCAGAAGATGTAAACTCAGAAAGTCCAGATCACATTTATGATGTTCTTCGTTACCGTTTAGCAGCGAGCAGACCAAAATTCCAAAGACTAACCCTATTAGGGCTATAAAAAGAGGTAAAATATATGGCATTTGAAAATTTATTAAGTTCTCCATTAACACAAATTAAGGAGAAAGGACAGATACTCAATTTTTCTGTTAACAATCCACATCCAGAATATTTGGAATGGACACCAATATGGAAAAAGTGTAGAGATGCAAGAGCAGGTCAACGGGCAATAAAAGCTGCTGGAACTACATATCTTCAGAAAATGAATGGGCAGGAACCACATGAGTATGAAAATTATAAAGAAAGAGCACAGTGGTATGGGGCGACAGGAAGAACTGTAGAAAGTTATTTGGGTATGATATACAGGAAAGAGCCTCATATTGTAATCAAGGAAAGCAAAGGTTCTACAGAAGTTGTAGATAAAACTCTTCTTGATAAAGATGTTTACTATGATGTTTCATCTTCTAAAGGAAAATCTTTTAATTCTTTCTCTCGTGATATTATAGAAGATGTTATTGTAGTCAATAGAGTGGGAGTGTTAATTGATTATCCTTCGGTAGACATCAATATACTGGAAAGCATGAATCTACTAGATGCAGAAACCACAAATTATAAACCACTACTTTCAATGTATAAAGCAGAAAGCATCATAAATTGGCATTATGAATATATTAATAATATCCCTGTTCCTGTGATGTTTGTTTTAAAAGAAGAAATTTATGATACATCATCTATGGATTCCATATCTCCTACTAAAGTAGATTCCTATAGAATATTATTTTTAGAACCTTATTATACTGAAAATGGGCAATTGAAAGGACGCTATAAGGAGATGACTTTCAGGGAAACTACTATTGAAGAACATGGTAAAAAGATACTGGTTTCTTCAGCAGATAGTATAGGATACCCTTTAAGAAATGGGGAATATATTGATCATATTCCATTTAGTATTATGACAGATAAAGGGATAGATTTTGATGCTATAAATGATAGTATGATTTATGATTTGGCTGAAACTAATATTGGGCATTATCGTAATAGTGCTGATATGGAAAATGAATATCACATAGTTGGTTGTAAGACGGCAATATTCCCCGGATGGGATAAAAAGGTTCATGGGAATCCCAGATTGGGAGGGGCCTTGGCCTGTTCAAAAGGGTGTGAACCATATATGCTAGAAGCGAGTTCTGATAGTGGTATCTCTACAGAGATGCAGAATAAAGAACTGCGGATGAGTGTTTTGGGGGCTGAAAGGATTAGTCAGAAAGGAAGGTATACCCCCAGTACAGCTACGGCACAGCTCAATACAGCAAGTGAGGCCTCAACACTTACCACAGCCAGTATTTTTGCAAGTGAGGCATTTTCAAAGATATTAACAGAACAATTACAATGGGATAAAGATGAAGAATATGTGGTTGAAGTAACATTAAATCAGGATTACTATAATCTTGAGATGACTGGAAGTCAGGTTTTAGAATGGATGGATGCTTATCAACGTGGGGGGATTAGTTCGCAGGTTTTCTACTCAAATTTGGAAAAGGGCGAGATTTTTCCAGTTGAGTGGGATTACCAAAAGGAACAGGATGCTATTGAAGCAGATGAGGAAAGGAGAAACAACCTATCTGATGAAAAGTTTATTGCTTTATCGGAAAGAATATTAGAGCTTGAAGAGAAAGGTGTAAATGCCACAATTTCTACCACATCGACGGGTAATACACTAACTTCAGTTTCTACCGCGAGTGGCGGTGCAGGACAATCTACTAGTACAGATATTAGCTCTGGAGGACTTGCTTCGGGACAGACACGCAATAATGAAACCCAAAACAAGGGAGGATCTGCAACTGATGATAAAGTAGTAGAGGATGAAAAAAATGCTGAGGAAAAGAATAAAACACTTGACAAATAATGGAAAGTGTGGTATACTTAAAGTATGAAAAATTAAATTAATAACTGTCTTTTTCTCGATCGAGACTGACAGTGAAAATTGTCAGGAGAGGGAGACAGATTATTATGAGTAAAAAATTATCACAAGAAGAATGGGTTGAAAAAGCATACAAAATGCACGGAGATAAGTATGGCTATTCTAAATCTATATATAAAGGAAATAAAATTCCAGTAGATATTTATTGTAAGATCCATAAAAAATATTTTACACAAACTCCTAAAAACCATATGAGAGGACAAGGCTGTCCTGATTGTGGGAGGGAAAGTTCCATACAAGCTGTAAGGTACACACAAGAGAAATTTTTTAAAAAATGTATAAAAATTCATGGAGATAAGTATGACTACTCTACATCTATTTATTTAGGGTCTGAACAAGAAGTAGAGATTTTCTGTAAAAAGCATAATTTGTATTTTACACAAAAAGCTTCTGCGCATTTAAGAGGACATGGATGCCCCACATGCTCCAAGAATAAGAAATCGAATAATAATGAGTTTATTACAAAATCCATGCAAATCCATGCAAATATATACAATTATTGTTTAGTAAATTATATTAATAATAAAACAAAAGTTAAGATTATTTGTAATAAACATGGAATTTTTGCAATTAGCCCGGATCACCATTTGCGTGGGAATGGTGGCAAAGGAAGAGGATGTCCCACATGTTCCAAAGAGAATATAAGTAATAGAATTACTGGCAAAACAAATCCAAATTATAAACATGGAAGAACTAAATATTGCAGCAATGAAAGAAATACCCCTGAGAATTACCAATGGATGAAAGCAATTAAAAAAGATAAGATTTGCTGTGATTGTTGTGATGTAGTTTTTCTAAAGAAATGAAAAGTGTAGCACATCATTTAAATTCTTGGATGGATAATATGGATCAAAGGTATAACTTGAATAATGGGGTTTGTATTTGTGAAAAATGTCATGCTAAATTCCATAATGGCTATGGTTGGGGACATAATTCAAAACAACAATATGAAAATTTTAAAGAGAGGGAATATCATGACAACAAGCAATGAGCAGTTATCTGATTTATCAATCACTAATCAAATCTTAATAGAAAGATTTAAGAACTCGGTCAGTTCTTCTATGCTTATATTTTTCAGAAATATGGAAAAACAGGTCCAGAAAGAAATAAAAGCCCACTATGACGAAGATCGTTTAATAATTACAGAAAAAAATGTACTTAAAAGAAAACTCAATGAAATACAGGAAATTGAACTCAACAAAATCCATACACAAATAATGAGAGATGTCCATAAGTTTTTAGGGTCACAAGCACATATCTACGAAAATCAGTTAAAAGAAGTGCTATCAGAAGTCTCTGATTTTATCAAAGTGAAAAGAATTGATGATAAAACATTAAAAAAGATTTATGACAAAGAACCAATTACTTTTGATAAGGGGAAATATTACACATTAAACACTCTATGGTCGACCTTCTTCCTGAGTGTAAGAACTACTCTAAATCAAAATACGGAGAGTGCCTATAAATTAAAGAAGACCACTAGAGAATACACATCTGATCTGAATAAAGGGTATAAGATTAACGAAAATTCATTAGCAACTATCATTGCTGTATACATACAGCAAGCCTCACAGGTGGCTTCCAAGTCTGTTAATAAAGTGAATGAAAATTTCGTTCGGGGATATATGTGGCTATCGACACTTGATTCTAGGACCTCCCCTATATGCATAGACTATTCCGGAAAAGTGTACTATCATGAATTTCCTGAGAGATCTACACTACCATATGAAGCGTATCCGCCGATTCATTTTTTCTGCCGCAATCGTAAAAAGCTATAGAGAATTAGGTATTCCAGCAAGCGAGCTAACTGAAGCACAAAAAGCCTTGATTCCAAATAGTACTCCTGTTGATACGACATACAGCCAGTGGTTTGAGCGTCAACCAAATTCTATTAAAAAAGAAGTTCTTGGTTCTGTAAGATGGAATGTTTATCAGAATAATAATTTAGATGTGATGTCATTTTATAGCAGAGATGGTAGGAAATTGACTCTTAAACAATTGCAGGACAAAAATGTTACAATAAGCAAAGAGTATATGCGATACATTAATTAAGGAGAAAAGATGACAAATACAGAATGGCTGTTAGAAAAATGCCCATCACCAATGGATAGTGCTGATCTGATAAATTTATATGATGAGCTATGTGAGTATCAGGGATCTCATATGTCTTCTGAATCATTTAAACGGCTTTGTAGGAAAACAGCACAAGAATATAGAGACAATGCAGAAATATCAACAGAAACAGATAATTTAAAAGATACAGAAGTATTATTAGATAAATTGAATGAGACAGATAATAAATTAGAGTTATCTTTGAAGAGCTATAAGATTCAGGATGTAGAGGCCGCCGCTAAAATAGCTGGGATAGATTTGAGCAAGTGGAGGTGTATTAGGAAGAAAGTTAAAGCAACACAGAACGCGTCTAATCCTTATTTTATCGTTGAAGGTTCTTTTGCCCCTAAAGAAGAAGATGAGATCACGCCTGAAAAATACGCCGAAAGATTCAAAGATTTGGTGGAAGATTATGAACCTCCGGTTCCACCACTCCTAAAGACAAAAATAGACCCTAAAAACAGAATGGCTGAGATTTGCATCATGGACTTTCACTACGGACAGTTAAGTTGGGATGAAGAAACTAGAGATGATAACTATAATATTGAGATAGCTTCTAAATTGTTGGATGGCACAATTGATCATTTTATTCAAGAAACAGAAGGAAAGATTGACAGATATGTACTTCCAATCGGAAATGACTTTTTTAATTGCAATACGAAAGCCAATACAACATTTGGAGGAACACCACAAGATGAAGATGGGCATTTCAAACATACTCATCTTACAGCAGAAGCACTCTGGGTAAAGCAAATAGATAAATTAAATACTGTTGCAGATGTAGAGGTTGTCTTAATTTCTGGCAATCACGATGAGGAAAGACTCTGGTATCTTGGGCAGTTTTTATTTGCTTGGTATAGAAATAATTCATCTGTGATTATAGATAATTCTCCTCCACAGAGAAAATATATTAGATATGGTAGAAATCTTTTAGGCTTTACACACGGAAATAAAGAAATCCGAAACTCTCTGCCTTTATTGATGGCACAGGAAATGCCTATAGATTTCTCTGAAACTAAATTTCGAGAATGGAATATTGGACACCTACATAGCTATTCTGAAAAGAATACAAGACTTGTTAAAGAAACTCATGGGATTAGGGAAATTGTATTACCTTCGTTAGTACCTTTGGACTCATGGCACTCTGGTAAAGGATATATGCATTTGAATGAGGCTATGTGTTTTATATGGGATAAAGAGAAAGGAAAGGTGATGACACATTATTTCCATCCATAAAATAAAAAAGTACTTGACAAATTCTCCTATATGGATTATTGTTGTTATCAGGAGGAAATATGAAAACTTTTGAGAAGAATATGAAAGAAATATTAGGAGATGATATTTATTTTAGTAAAAATAAAACAGAAAGGAAAATAGCATTAAATAAAGTGGGATATAAACTATGCCATACCTGTGAAACAATTAAAAAGTTAGACGAATTTGGAAAAGGCAAATATACGTGGGATGGAAAAAATCATGCTTGCCTTTCTTGTATGATAAAGAAGCGCACAACGTATAAGAAGACACTTACGCCTGAGCAGTTAGAGAATCAGAAAAAATATACAAGAAATTATCAAAAAAGTTGGAGAGCTAATTTAAAAAAGAATGATATTGAAAAATTCAGAGAACTAAATAGGAAAAAGAAAGCACAGTTCAAAAAGAATCACCCAGAAAAATTTAGAGAAATGATGAAACTTCAGGCTAGGAGAAGACGTTCTCACAATGCCCATAGCCGAATACGACATACATTAGCTGCAAGGATGGTATCCGCTTTACAAAGACAAGATACATCTAAAAAAAGTAGCACATTTGATCTTATATGAGAAACACCTGCGTTTCTAGTAAATTATCTCAACACAATTGCATCCAACGGACTAAAATATGGAGATAAAAATGTACAAGTAGATCACATAATTCCATGTGCAT